ACAGCCACACGCGGTCGCCGTTAGCGAGTCCGTGATTTGTGATGGTCACCGTGACTGTATTGGTCGAACGACCGTACGTGCCGGTCTGAGCCAGATTGTTGGCGTACACCGTGTTGCGCGCAGCAGCACTGGCATTGGCCGAAACAATCGCACCCTTGAGACGCGTACGGTAGGTGACCGCTACACCAGACGCCGCCATGTGCGCTGATTTAACGTCGTATTGCATCGCCATCTTTTTGCTCCGGTTCTGGTGCGTCTAACCTGTCTAATAGCATCCTGTAGGCTTGAATCGTGGCTTGAGCCTGGATTTGGAAGGTCACTGCCTTCTGCATCTCACGCTCAAGCTCAGCGACTTCAGCCTCCAAGAATTCCTTGGTTATCTGCATCAGGGCGTGAAGGTGGCGTAAGCGGGGACGTAATAGGGCGTGCCGCCAATGGTCACCTTGATGACCTTAGAAGGCGATGCAGCCACCGCACTGGCAGTAGGCGCAACCGTAGCCGCAGGGCCAGTCTCGATGTTGATCAGGTTCTGAACTTCACCGGTCTGAGAGCCGCTGTCGGTCACACGGATAAACGAAGATGCAGCGCCCAACGTGACGTTAACGCCATAGTCGGTATCCAGTTGCAGAACAGCCAACGTGCCGCCAGGAGTGGTAGCCGTGCCGCCCAGCGTAGCGCGGATGGCGTTGGCCGCACCAGAGATGGTGCCCGTGGTGTTGATCGACGTGCTGATGTGCGCGCCATTGATCGTGCCACCCGTTGCCGCACCTGCGCCAGTAACGACGGAGAACGCACGCAGCGTCTCGCCGGAGCCAGTCGAGGTAAATGCCAGACGGTTGTACGACAGGCGGGTGTCGCCCGTCGTAGCCGAAGTGGTGGCGTAAGACGAACTGATGTTGCCAGCGGTCGTGACGGAAATGGGACTAGACGCAGTGCCGCCAATGAAACCATTGTTCGACGCAACTGGGCCGGAGAAGGTAGTGCGAGCCATCGCATATTCCTCAAATTGCGCTTGCTGTCTGTGAGGTCAGTCCGCCAAGCCGGTCAGCAAGCAGGTTGAAAATCTTGGGACTGTCGAGTTTATACACCCGCCAGAGAAAAAAGAAAAGGGGGCCGAAGCCCCCTTTTTCCCTACCGGATTAGGCTCCGGCAGAACCCCAAATGCCCAGTGGGTCCGACCAGCCGAACGAATAACGCTCGCGGGCCTTGTAGCGCACGTTGCCGGTGTCGAAGTCACCGTCCATCGAGGTGCCCATAGCGACACGCTCGAAGTGCTTCAGACCGTTGGGCACGTCCGTGGTCAGGAACCAGGCGTTGACGTCGGTCAAGAAGTGGTTGACGGTGAAGCCACCGGGGATCGCACCCATCTGCTTGATAGCGTTGATGTCGTTATCAGCAGTGGCCACGCGCAGTTCAGTGTCAAGCAGACGCTTGGCAACGAACATCAGGCTGGGCGGAATGACCAGCTTGACCGGCTTGGCGGCGATCAGCAGACCGCGTTCGTCCGTCCACGCAGCGATCTGGATCACAGCGTTTTCGAGCGACGTCTCGTTCAGGTCAACGGCAACAGACGGGCTGTTGTAGTTCACACCACCGGAAACCAGGGGGTGACCCACGCGAGTGGCCGAAGAGTTAACGCCGAACAGCGACACGCCGTCACCACCGGGGTAAGCGCCGTTGAAGCCGTTGTTCAAAACGGCAGCAGCCTTAACCTGCTTGGTGTAGGACATCGCACGGGCCAGAGCCTTGGTGTAGCGGGCAGACAGACTGTCATACAGGTTGTCTTCCACTGCTTCCTCGGTGATCGAGAAGCCAAGGGCGATAGTCTCGTGGTTGTAACGAGCGGTGAAGGCTTCCTGCGCATTGTCATACGCGATGGCCTGACCTTCGTTCTTCACCGGAGCGGCACTAAAGCCAGCCAGCTTGGTTTCTTCTTCAAAGGAACGCTCGGACTTTTCAGTCTCGTAGATTTCCTTGTGCTCTTCGCCGTAGCGAGCGTACTCCATACCGAACAGAGCGTTCAGGCCGGGCAGGAGTTCCTTGAGTAGTTGGGCACGAGAAATTGCCATTTCAGATCACTCCTTATCAGGCAACGCCAGTTGCATTCGTGTACGAATGCTGGCCGATGTTGAACTTCACCAACACATCGGTCTTGGCATCACCAACAGTCGAGAACGGACCGTTGACAAAGCCGACCAGACGGAAGCCCGCAGTGAGGGCTTGCGTCGTGGCGCTCAGTGCCGACAGCGAATTGCCCGAGGTGGTGGAGCCACCCGTGCCTGCCGTACCGCTCTGAGCAGCGGCGAAGAGCATGTTTTGACCCAGTTGAGTCTGCGTCACAGGGCCATCGGCCTGGGCTTGGAACACGGCGCGGTCATCATCAACGATGTAGGCCACAGCGTTCAGCGAACCCGAGGGATAGTACTGCGAGAAGACTGTCTGGCCTTGCGCGTTGACGTACGAGCAGCCCACGAAGACACCGATGGTGCCAGCGGGGAATGCGTCGCCGGTGCCACCAGTCTCAGTCACGAGGCGGATGTAACCGTCAGTGTGGATTTTCACCACTTGGCCGTAGAAGAGGTTGCTCGAATAGCCGGCGGGGTCAATCAGAAACTGACGCGTTTCGCCTGCGTACGGCAGACCGTCAACTCGGTTTACAGCCCGTAGGCCGTAGGGAGCAGCAGTAGATGCCATTTAAGGACTCCTAAGTTACTTTGAACCAGAACCAAACCCACCTCCGCGCGTCGTGCTGGACTTGCGGTCCGAGAACAACGGCATCCGTGGATCATTGTTTCGCATGAAGTGGTTGTCCACTGAGTCCATCTGAGCCTGTGCTTGACGCCCGTAATAGTCGTCCCGTGAGCGTGCGAGTTCAGCGGGCATCTTGCAGAGCATGAGGCCACCAATTTCCACGTTCCCGGTCTTCTCGTTACCCGGCAGCATAAGTTCAGGATGGTCAACCGCCTTCACCGGCTCCCAACCCTCGCGCATCTTTTTGGATACGTTGGTGGGGTCAGACTGTCCCAGGACGTGCGTCGCAACCCAGCGATACACATAACCCGGCTCAGGTGTCGGATCGGGCAGTGAACTCGAAGGTGTGTACACCATACGAGCAGATTTTTCGCGTGACTGCATGTCACGGGGGATACGGTTTTGAGTTTCAGCCATTTTGGTTCTCCAGTTTTGCCACTTGTGCAGCGTATTGCTGCGGGGTCAGGCCCAGCTTTTTCGCCAACGCAACTTGCGTTTGAGTCAGTCGAATTTTTCCGACACCCGTAGTACGAGTGGCGGGAGCCACGACCGTTGTGGGTTTCTTTTGAACCTCACCCGTTCTCGGCTTGTCTTCGTTCCCGAATAACTCGGGGAACTTCGACTTCATGCGACCATCGATCTGGTCGAAATACTCATCGGAGCGGGGATCAGTGCCCCCGGTGACTAGCTTTTGATGCAGCCCTAGTGCGTAGCTGGTGTATTCCTCAAACCCCGGTTGCCCGAACCACTGGTTTTTTGCCTGCCAGCGCAGGGATTTCTCGTCGGGTTGAACCTGAGTTTGCGGTTGTTGTTGAGTTTGTACCGGAATTTCCGTGGGCTGTAAAGCCTGCGGACGGAATCTTTTTGCTTCTTCGACTCGCCACTTGGCCGCAGCAAGCTCCTCCTGGGCCGCAATGATGGCGTCAGTATCAAACGCCTCCTGTGCGGCCTTGAGGTTTCGACGGGCAGTTTCCAGTTCTGTCTCCGCTTCCTTGCGGGCGCTTGAAACCAGAACCTCCTGGCCCTCGTTGTAACTCTTCTTCAGCCGGTTGTTTTCATCGATCAACTGCTGTGCAAGACGCTCAAGCTCGGCTTTTTCCCGGGCTACAGCCTCTTTTTGACGGCGTTCGTCGTGACGTGCGTGGGTCAACTCCTTGATCCGCGACTGCACGTTGGCCGAGTAAGACTCGATCTCTTCTTCGGTCGGGTCAGCGACCTCCCGCTCCAGAGGCTTACGGCCACGATCACGCTCGGGCGTGTCGTCTACGACCTCAATCTCGACTTCGGTTTCACCCGAAGTCTCGACTTTGACTTCGTTCTCCTGCTCGTCAGGGAACTTGTACTCTTCCTTGTCAATTGCCATCTTTCACTCCTTCAAGCGCGGGTGAGTCCGCGAGGGTCTTGCACAACAGCATCGACCTGATCGTCATTGATCAGACGAAACTCCTTACCAAAAATCTTGAACCGGGTACCCGAGTAGGTACGCACCAGCACAAAATCTCCGGGTTTACACCAAGCTCCCGTGGGGAAACGCTCGGGGTCTTTGTAGGCCGAGGGGCCTTGTTTGAGCACGAACAGCACCGTGGTGGCGTGTTCTTCCTGC